AGTACCAAAATTGAGGATGTCATCTTCAAGGTGTTCTAGATGAGTGTTTTTTGCCATGTGTGTATTATACTGTATTTTTGTCCAGGAGTCCATCGGGTGTGGACAGTTTGTTGTGTGTCACTTTTTCTTGTAGTCACACATGATATGAGATGGGAACAAATTACCACCCTTATTTCTAAAATTAAAACTAAATTTATATAATGAAGACTCACAATTAACAATCACTTTTTTACCCGTACCTGTAGTACCACCATAGTAAGCAATAATAGGTCCAGATATAGTAGTTGATTTATTAAAATATGATTCATCTACATCATATATGTCAACATTAGTTGCACCTTTACCATGAACCATCACATATCCATAACCCATCATCTGTCTCAATAATTTATTAATTGCAGATTTATTTACTTTTTTAGTAACATCTACCTGGTGATTATGTATCTTTTCACTATGTGGATATTTATTAAATGTTTCGCAAAAACTAATATAATCCAAACCAAATATATTCAAAACATTCATTGCTTTATTACTAAGACTATATTTTTTCATATCAGCTTCAGTAAACACAGTTCCGATACCTATATTAGCAAATGCTAAAGTCGATTGAAATTTTAATGAAAGATATATTTTTTCTTTACCATTAAAATTTAATGTAATATCTGTTACTGTAGAACCAATATTTTCTTCTCCAGATCCAATAGTCAAAGAACCAGAAGAAACTGATAGTGGTCTCCTTTGGTTTTGTTCACCCTCCGCAATAACATCTGATAACGGTAATCTCTTTTCTTTACCAAGTCTTTCTATTAATTGTCTAGCTTGTTTATCATAAGGACCTTTTTTATTAGAAGGATCAAGTATATGTATCAAAGACTCGTAGAATTCTCTCTCAAATTTAAGTCCTAAATTTTCTTTTTTTCCAGATCCAGCTCCCTGACCACCAAATTCTCCAGTCTTTTCTATGTCAGTTAACTTTATTGTCTTGATCTGATTTTTATTATCATACCTACCGGTGAATTGTATAGTTGATTTTGTACCAGGTAGATTAATTGCTTGATTAACTCTTCCTAATATTAAATCATAGTCACGTTTTTCATCACTTTCAAACGCATATTGATTACCTTCAATATCAAGAATTAAAGCATGTGGAGTAAATAGACCTTCACTAGTTAAAAATTTGTTTTCCTTTCCATCCATAGATAAAAATTTTTTAACAAAAATTTCTAGTCCTCTCTTTACTAGGGTTTTCTTTGAAATACTTGACATTAAAAAAGAGGGGAGTTCTTCCCCTCTATTTATTATACATCTCCTTGTCTACGGTTCTCTGACTGGTGAACATCAAACTCACCACCAGGATAACGTGCTTTGAGTTTATCCACATTCATTTCAATGACTTCATCAAGAGAAACATTGAGACCCATACATGCTTGTGCAACATACCACATGATGTCACCAAGTTCACGTTTGAGATGAAACAGGTTCTCTTCGTTTACTGGTTTACCCTGAAAGATAATCTTTTTGACAACTTCAGTAAACTCACCTGCCTCAGCAGACATTCCTACAGCAGCAGTTAAAAGTCGATGTGTTTCAAATCCTTCTCCACGAAGTTCTTGAATACGATACTCAAATGCATCAGCATCTTTACTAGATTGAGATGTGACGGCATTCACAAACTCAAGATATGCATCGGTGTTTACTTTTTTAGTGGGTTGATTCACAGGAACGTTTTCTAGTGTGGCGCCAGTGTCTGGATCAAAAAGATTAATTGTTTGTGTCATACTTTAAAGCCTTCAAAACTACGGAATTTTTTATCTAACCGATCAGAGTAATCTTCTTCCTGACCAGAATCAACAATGTTCATTTGAGCACTGTCCTCTAAATTATACAACTTCATCTTGGATCTGTCAATACCAATCACAAATCTTTTATTGATTGCACCATCATTATATCTGTTCTTCAATTGTTTAACCATGATTTGATTCATCTCCTCAAGTTCTTCTGTGGAAATAAGAGCAAACATGAGATCAGCAGTTGCAGGTAGACCAAAAGATTCACTGGTATCAGTGATATCTACATCAGAACTACCATAACCAGAACGAGTAGTCTGAGTTGCAGATACAATTGGTACATTATATTCAACAGCAAGACCCCTAAGTTCTTCAGCAATTGCTTTTACGAACGTATATGAATTAACAATACTACCTTTGAATCGACTTGAAGAACAAATATTTAAGTAATCAATAAAAATAATATCAGGAGAAAAACTTTTCTTCAATGATAGTTCATTAAGAAGACTCTTGAAATGTCCTTCATGAGCACTCGCAGTAGGATACTCTTTAATGATAAGTCGTCCTTGAGTTTTCTTCAACAACTTATTGACCTTGGTATCATACATTGGTTTGGGAAGATCAACCAAAGTTTTGATATCTAAGTTGAATAGGTTTGCATCAATACGTTCTGCAATTCTTTCTTCTGCCATCTCCAGTGTAATGTATAAAACATTTTGTCCTTGCAATAAACATGCAGATGCATGATGACACATGAAAAGTGACTTACCAACACCAGTTCCTGCAAGAGCAATATTTAAAGTTTTACGTGGAAGACCACCCTTGGTGATCTTATTAAGCATATCTAGATCAAATTGAATTCTATCTTCCTTACGATGATAAAACTCATATCGAGCATCTGCATCACCAAAATAATCATGACCTACATGATCATCAAAAGATACACTTAGAGCTTCAGAAAGAATACTAGGAATTGCATCACGATTTTTAGTTTTATCTTTACCATCCGAAATTTTGATAGATTCCATCAAAGCAAGATAAACAGCACGTTCTTTACACCATTTCTCTGTAGTATCCAACAACCAGTTCTCATCAGATTGTTCTTCGTAAAGATCCTTAATGCATTTAATGCAGTCATTGAATATCTCTCCAGACAAATCATCACGATTCTGGATTTGAATCTCTAGAACAGATTTAGAAGGAAGATCATCATACTTAACTACAAAGTCATTAATTTCAGTAAAAATAATTCTTTCCGAAAATACATCAAAGTAAGTATCCTGGATGAAAGGAATTACTTTCCTCATATAATTCCCGTCAAAGATAAGACTAGAAAGAATTTTATGTTCAAATTTCATACGTAATGTAGATAGGTGCTTAACAAATACTTTTGATTACTGATGGGTCTATGACCTCGATGAGGAAACATCCATAGGGGAGGGAACATGACCATAGTACCAGTCTTTGGTTGAATTGTCAAATCATCAAACTCCGTTTCACCACCCTCAGCAACATCATTGAGATACCAGAAGAAAGATAAAAATCTTCTAGCAGATTCATAATCAGTTACATCAACGTGAGTATCAAATCTATCATCATTATCAGTAAGATACCTTTTGATTCTAAACTGTTCAAAAGCATGTTTCTGTGGAAAACATCTTTTATCAACAAATTTGTAATACTGATCTCTATGTGTGACCACAATCTTTACTAATTTATTGTGTAAGGATTGTATTTGTGGCGATCTTTTTTTTATATTTTGTGTGATATTAAATTGATTAAACTTTGGAGTACCACTATTGTTAATAGATTCAATCTCAGAAGAAGATTCAAATGTTTTAATTAATAAGTCACATTCATTTTTACTAAGTACATTCTCATGCACTTGTAAAAGATCACTCAAATGAACCATAACTATATTCCTTTTGAGCACATTCATCTAAGGCTTGCATAACATCTGGAGTAAAATACTTCTCTGGTTCCGACAAAATTGTTTTGCCATAGATCTTAGTTCCATTAATTTCATAACGCCCACCAGACTTAGTAAAGATACCATACTTTTCACCAAGTTCTAAAAGTCCATAGTACTTATCAAGTCCACGACTATCATAAAACAAACGAGTTTCAACTAAAGAATTTTCTTTTGTGAAACGTGACTTATATGCCTTACACTTAACAATATTACCAACAACTTCAGTACCATCTTTCTCCTTAGACTTTGATAGGAAGATAATTGTAGAAGCAGCGTACTTGAGTCCAGACCCTCCTCCCATCTCTTTCATGGGTATATAAGACCCCACAACATCATACGTATGGTTCGTGACGATCAGAGGGATGCCTGCGGTCCCTAGTTTGAGAGAAAGAATTCTGAAGATAGACTTTACAATTTGAGCTCTCGTCATATCACGAGTCTCTTTACCATCCGTGGCGTCTTGAACTTCTTTTGTAGTGGAAAGCATTCCAAGACTATCCAAAACAAACAACAATGGCGGTCTGTTTGGTTTTTTTATCTTCACATATTCATCAACAATCTTAATTGATTGTGTACGAAACTCCTGTACAGTAGTCACAGGAACAAGTCCAATACGAGAGATATCAATATTTCTATCTTTCATCATAGATTTTGTAATTGCAGATTCAGATTCAAAATATATAACTTCACCATCAGGATTTTGTTCCAAGAAATATTTAACTATAGATAATGCAAAGAAAGTTTTTCCTGTACTAGATTCTCCAGCAAGAGCTGTAATTTTATTTGCTGGTAGTCCGCCGTAGATACTACCACTCAATAAAGCATTGAAAATGTAAGAACCAGTATCAATAAAATTATCACAGTCCCCAGAAACAACACCATCCTCAATAACGGATGCATATTCATTATCCAATTCGGAAATTACAGATTTAATAAAACTCATAAGTTACTCTTAATAAAAAACATTTTAACATTAAACGAAAAAAGATTCAAGTGAACCTCTTTTCTCCACATACCAACCAATTGCAGAACAAAATTTAGTTAGAGGTTCGAGAAAACTCTTCTCGAACTGCTGATCATAATCAATATACTTATCTAGTTTAAACTCATTGGGTAGAGTTTGAAAATAAGCAATTACATTTTCACCAATAGGGTTTGGTGTCTTTAGATAAAGAAACTTAATTTTTTCACCTTCCTGAATCATAGGATACTTATTTTGTAATTTCATTGTTTTTATATGGTGATTATATAAAATAGCACCACGAACTTGGATGGGAGTTCCCTTCTTATATAAATCAGCAGAACTTCTATACTTATCTAAATTATTCAATGATCGCGGAAAAGAAATATTTACAATTTCTTGTTTCTTAGTTTCTTTTCTAACCGTCTCAATAAAATTAATCAAATCATCATTTGTATTATTGATAGTAATAGTAAAAGCTTTCTTGAGTTTATCCCTAAAGAAAGATGGAGTTGAAGATCTTGCAGTCTCCAGTCCCATAATTTTTAGTTTTGGTTTATCATAACGAACACCTTCACTATCCCACACATTAAGAATATATCTCTTCTTAGCAGTCCAAATTCCACGGTCAGCAATATTCTCCCGTTTCATTTGCATTTTTTGATCATATGCATTTACTTTGGTTGCCAATTCTTGGTAAGAACTTTCAATATACTTTTCAAGTTCCATCTGACAGATCTTGTCAAGGAAATTAACAATCTTTTCATCAGACGCCTTTCTCCCGCCGTATATACTTTCAACCAGAGGACCCATATTAAGATAGATACTATCAGTATCAGAAGCAATAACATAGTCTACATCCTCGGTTTTTAACAGTTTATTTAGATAGGTATTCATCTTATCTTCAATCCATCTGATAGAAACTTGACCAGACAAAGTAATTGCTTCTGCGTTTGCAATTCGGAAATACCTGAAGTATTCATTACCAATAGCACCATAAGCAGAGTTCAAAGAGATCTTCTTTGCCATTTGAATATTATTGCAACGAGAAATCTCTTTCGTCAGTTCAATAGTAGGAGTTTTCTCATACTGTTGTTTTGCAGTAATCATTTTCTTTTTAAAGATAACCCGGTCGTTATACATTTTCTGCATAAGTTTCGGAAGAAACCCTTGAAAATCTTTACGATACTGAGCACCATTTGCACAAAGAGCATATCTCTCATCGTACATAACTGGTTGCGAAAGAATCTTATCTACAGTCACACTCGGATGTTTTTCATCCATCAAAGTTTCTGGTGATATATTGTATTGCATGATAAGGTGAGGGTAGAGAGAGTTAAGGTCAAAAGACACAACCCAATCATACTTTCCAGGAATCGGTTCCTTGACATATGCACCAGCAAAAGATTCATCCTTTCTATTAAAAGTTTTAGGAGGAACAACAATATTAGATTTTTTTAGATAATTAAAAATAATATTATCCCATGTCTTTACCTGAGAATATACATCTTCATAATTTTCTTTTGCATCATATGCCATCGTTAAACATAACTCAATTAATTTCATCTTGTCTTCCATACGGTCAACAAGTTCTACGTCAAGAATGTTATATTCAACAAATTTTTGCCAGTTTCCAGTATAGAAAGCTTTAAAGTTTTCATACTCACTATGATCCAGTTTATTCTGACCAAGTTCCACAAAAGCAATATGATCTAGTCGATATGATTCTTGATTTGTATAAGTAAATTTCCTATAGAGATCTAGATAATCTAGACAAGAAACACCGCCAAGATCATAAGCAATTTGTTTACGTCCTTGTACAACAAACTCACGACAATTGATTAGATTCCATGGAGATAAAGAACGCATGTGTTTCTCAGTTAGAACACGTTCAATACGGCGACAAATATATGGAATATCATATAGATATACATTCCAACCAGTAACAATGTCTGGAGTATTTTGAATCCAATAACCAAGAAATTTTTCTAATAGATCTTTCTCTCCATGACAATAAACAAACTCAACATCATCACGATTATTTTCAAACTCGCGAGTTCCCCACACAATAAGTTTTTTCGTATTTAAATCTTTGATTGTAATACACAACAAGGATTCTACAGCAGATTCAACATCAGGAAAACCATTCTCACACTCAACCTCAATGTCAAGAGTGATGATTTTCATCTTTGACATATCAAATTTGATTTCATCTTGGGGATACTTATCAGCAATATATTGATACAAAAATCTTTCGTATCCATATACATCAAAGTTTTGTACATCAGAATATTTTTTTATAAAATCTCTTGCTTCACGAGCACCACCAAATTTAATAGATTTTACATAGTTATCATCTAGAGTTTTAAACTTAGTTTCCTTTGGAGAAGGGACAAACAAGACAGGAGAAAACCTATCGCGATACATCACACGTTCACCATTTTCATATCCACGATAGAGAACTTGATCTCCTACGAGTTGAACATTGGTGTAAAAATTCATGAATTAATAATCTTCTTGTAACCTGTAACGAGTTCTTCAGATGGTTTTGAAATTGTAACAATTCTATTTGAATGGATTAATGTATCTACTTCATCAGTATATCTGGGCCATTTTTTTAGTTCTATGTCATCTCCGTTTTCTAAAATTTCTCTACAATTTTTTAGATAACAAGATGGTTCTTCATCTAGATCTTCGACATCAGCAATAATGAAAGAATTATTGATCAGTTCAATCACATGCAAGTTCATAGGTTGTTCCTGGTTTCGGATATCATAACATAAAAAAATGGGGGTGTCAACTGGTTTTTGCCAGTTACCCCCATTGCGGCGACGATATTCAATTCTATTTATTCAATATCATATATTTTTAATTTTTGATGATCTGGAATAATTTTCTTTAAATCAACAATCAACATACCATTATTAAATTTAACTTCTCCAACTTCAACATCATCGGATAAGTTAAAACCTCTAGCGAAGGTACGAGTTGCTACCCCACGGTGCATATACTCATTTTCACTATCTTCCTTCGCAGACTTGGACTTGATGATCAAAACATTAGATTCTGTAGTGACTTCAATGTCATCTCTTGACCATCCAGCCAGTGCTAGTTCGATACGCCATTTAACGTTCGATTCCTTTACAATATTATATGGAGGATATGAACCACCAGGATTATCCATACCATATGAATGTAACCTGTGGAAAACATCATCAAGTCCGACACTATATTTTCCTACAGCATCAAGAATTTTGCCCATGTCACTGGACGTGTAACGTGTAAGTCCCGTCATTTTATGCTCCTTATAAAGCGAGTTTTTTTGTATGATCCCCGAAGGCAATCAATTTTATTTATAGTAAAACATAAAAAATGGTACGGTGCGAAACCCGTACCAAAAATGGTATTTTCCGAATGTAGAGTTGTGCCGCACGAAAGACACAATATTATTTATAACTTGACTAAATAGAGTATGATGGTCTATAATAGATCATACGTTCATCCCCCGTAAGGAGGACGCAAGTAAGTCGCGGAACGGAGCCGTTCATCCCATGCTAGAACTATTATTCTATACATCACTCACCTGTCAACAAGCTGATACAATCATGCTTAAGATGAAAGCAAATGAGAATATCTCAAATGCTTTTAAGGTAGAGTTGATTGAGGTCATGAAGGAATCAACACCTGAGTGTATATGGGACGCACACGACTGAAGGAACGGGGATTAAAAACCCTAACTTCAGGAGACTGACAATGAACACACTAAACATGATCAAGAAGCAGATCAATAAAGCATCTGCTCTTCACGACGCACAAGTTCTTCACACCTCATATCGTGGTGTTGAGTATGATACCCGTTGTGTAGAATCCAAGGAAACCCATGGCGCATTCTGCTATCGTGGTAAACCTTATATCAAGTGATAAACTTACTTAACAGAGAAGGTTACAAACCTTCTCTTTTTTTGTCTTTTTGTAACAATGCAATAAATGTTAGTAAACTAACACAAAGTAACCTATATAGTATAGAATTAAAGGTGTAACTATTATCTAAACATTTTTCTATATTATATCTATGACAACTGGAGGTATTACAATGCACAATTTATTATCCCGATCCCAATTAAATGGATGGCGACATTTTGAAAACAACCCAAAAGATTCTAAGATTAAAAATAAGATGAGTTTATTAGAAAATAATATTAATATTTTGGAGGATGAAACTAATAGATTAAATGATTATTATGAATGTTTAGTAGAATGTGATTCTTTGAATCAACCAGAATGTAAAAGAATATGTAAAAGAATATTAGTATAATTTTACCCAGGGGAGATTAAGTTCTCCCCTTTTTTATACATAGTAAAAAATTAAAACTATTATGGATAGAGAGAGACTTAAATTGATTCACAAGAATCTTAAATCTATTCTTGTTGCCCTAGAATCAGAGATTTATTCCGACCCAGAATCATACACTAAACACCCAAACGTATCAGCTGCTTATGCTAGATATGACAATGATGATGATGGTTATGCAGATTGAGGAGTTACTTTTTTCTTGCCAATATTGTACTTAGATTCCAAAACCCATTCTGACTTATCTTTATAAGAAAGAACTTTAATCTGACTC